CCAGTTGATTTCCCTAGTGTCGATAAATATATGCTATATAGTCATAGCGACCTCAGAGAAAAGTGGGGCAATGATATATTGACATACTTGAAGCATAAAGAGAAATTAGAATTAAAGTTCAATGAAGGATGGGAGCATGTGCTCATTGCAGCGGAGGAATTATATTATATTGGTATTGTCAATGGAGAGCCAAAGGTTAGGGTTTGTAATCCCCTCAATTGTGAGTTTGATAGAAACCCGGATAATCCCAATATTGAAGACGGTGATTGGTTCAGGGAAGATCGTTGGATGACAACCGGTCAGATACTAGATGAATATGGAGAATATCTTACAGATAAACAGATTGATGCATTAGATACAGGTCAGGCAAGACGTGGTGTGAGCAATGGCATGCATCCTGAATTTGCATATGAACAAGGCGATATAGGATCATATGAGGGGAGTAATTACTCAAATAGAACAAGATCAAATACTGTTCAATATTTAGTGAACCATGTGGTATGGAAGTCAATGAAGCGAATAGGCTTTGTGACCTATCCTAATGAGTCAGGAGACATGGAGGAAGGTATTGTGGATGAGTCATTCAAACTTACTCCTGAGATGAAGGAGGCTGGATACACGGTGGAATGGACATGGATACCCGAGGTATGGCAAGGTGTTAAGATTGCTGAAGACATATATGTTGACATTAAACCTGTACCTAATCAATCCAGATCCATGGATAACCCTAGAGAGGTTAAGCTGCCTTACGTAGGAACAATCTATAACTGTACCAACTCTGTTCAAACAAGTCTTGTGGATTTGATTAAACCACACCAATATCTGTATAATGTCATCTGGTTTAGACTAGAAACAGAGATAGCTAAAGCTAAGGGTAAGAAGATGGTGATGGATGTAGCGCAGATACCTAAGTCACAAGGAATGGATTTAGATAAGTGGATGTACTACTTTGATAATGTGGGACTGGCATTTGTCAATTCACATGAAGAAGGTACTGAGGGATCGTCTACAGGTAAGCCAAGTACGTTTAATCAGTTCACCGCGATTGATATGACTCTATCGCAATCTATCGGTCAGTATACAATGATCTTAAGTAAGATAGAATCATTAATAGATAAGATTGTAGGCATTACACCACAGAGAGAGGGGCAGACAATGGCGACTGAAACTGCTACAGGAATACAGTCATCTGTATTGCAGAGCTCTACTATTACAGAACCTCTCTTTTATGTTCACAATGAAGTAAAGAAGAAAGTTCTTACTCAGCTAATAGAAGCAGCTAAGTTCGCGTATCCGGGGAGTAAGAAGCTACACTACATCACTGATGATCAAACAAGAGTCATGTTGAATATTGACATGGATAAGTTTGCTGATTCTGACTATGGGATATTCTTATCTAACTCCAGTAGAGACAACTTGATCTTAAGCAAGATACAGAATCTTGCAGACATGGCGATATCAAGTGGTGCAGCATCATTGAGTGACGTAGCTAAGATATACAAAGCGCAATCAGCTATTGAGATGACTAAAGAGTTAGAGGCATCTGAACAAGAGAGAGCGCAGCAAGAGCAACAGCAACAGCAAGCTCAAGAGAGAATTTCTCAAATGAACATTGAAGCACAACAAGCTGAGAAGGAGAGAGAGCGTCAGTTTGAAGCAGAGCAAAATCAATTAGATCGTGAAGCTGACATACAAGGTAAAGTCATATCTGCAATGGGCTTTGATACTGACACACAAGACAACAATGTTCTTGATGTAGTAGAGCAAGGCAAATTAGCACTTGAGCAAACCAAGGTTGCTAATGAACAGATCAAAGAGACTCAGCAGCGATCACATGAAGCAGGTGAAAAAGAAAAAGACCGTCAGTTAAAAAGAGATGAGTTGAAGTCTAAGGAGAAGATCGAGCAATTAAAAGCCAAGACAGCGCTGAAGAATAAAGTATCAGGAGAAAAATAGTATTATGAAAAAGTCAATGTATAAAAACGGGGGAGAAGTGATTCTCCCCAAAGGTAAAGAGATGTTAAAAGCTAAGATGAAGCTACGTAAATTAAAGAAGAAGGGTGCTTCGGATAAGAACGCAGGTGAAACTGTCGCTAAAGACTATCTATACCCTAATAAGAAGAAAGGTATTGTAAAATAAGTAGGCAGTTAGCGCTATCTACGTACAAATAAAAAGTGTACAAGTGTAATGAAAACTTTGTACACTTTTTTCAACTTAAATATATTTGAACATGACAAAACAAACAAATACTGAAATTAATGAATCAATGTTCTCTTTTGACTTAGATGGACCAGCTCCTCAAGTTGAAACAGAAGAGGTAGTTAAGGAGGTAGTAGAAGTAGAACAACCTGTAGTAGAAGAAGTAGATGTAAAAGACATCACTGAAGATCCTGTGTTAGGTGACACAACAGAAGAGGTTGAAGAAATAACTGAAGAAGTTACTGAAAAAACTACTACTGAGGAGACTAAAAGAACAGAAGAAGTCATAGAAGAAACAACTGAAGAGGTTGATGATTTTGGAGACAAAGGAGCTTTAATACAAAGTCTTGTAGACGACGAGACATTGTCCTTTAACGAAGACAAGGAATATGAAGCAAGTTCTGACGGAATCAAAGAGTTAATCAATGATAACGTTGAGACTAAGGCTGAAGCAAAGCTTAATGCATACAAAGAATCTCTTGGAGTCGAAGCACAGGAGTATTTGAAGTTTGTAGAAGAAGGTGGGACATTTGATGACTTTAAAGAAATCAAATCAGAGGTTGATTACAATCGTGTGCCACTTGAGCGAGATGGTGACGCAATTGAAGGCAATCAAGTCCAAATAGTAAAAGACTATATGGAGAAGGTTAAAGGTCTGAGTCCGGAAGACATCAAAGAATTCATTGACGTATTCAAGGAGAAAGGAGCTATTGGTGAGAAAGCCAAAGCAGCAAAACAGGGATTAGTTGATTGGCAAACTGAGAAGAAAGAATCGCTATTAAAGTCGCGCAAAGAAGCTGAAGCAACTCAATTAAAAGAGGAGGCTAAACTCCAAGAAGAGTTCCAAGAAAAAGTACTAGGGACAAGAGAAGTGGCGGGATTCAAGATCTCTAAGAATGAAGCAAGTAAGCTACACGAATTCATCACGGTTCAAGATAGCGATGGTAAGACGGGATTTGCTAAGGCTGATACTGAGGACAAGAGATTACTTTATGCATATTTTGCTATGAAGGGCTTTGATAAAGAATCATTAGCGAAAGAAGAGAGGAAGAAGGCCGCTATCAATTTAAAAAAGAAGTTGAGTAATTATACAGATACACAAGTCAAGCCTACTAGAGGTAGTGCGCGACCAACACGTCAAGAAAATAAGCCTATCGAGATCGAATGGTTAATGTAAGGATAATAAATAAGTAAATATGTCAAATAGTAAAACACAAGTATCTCCGTTACAGGTCTACCAATCAAGAGACTTTAATGGAATGACAGAAGCTAATCATTTAGCTACGCATTACTTAACTGAGCCAGAGAAAATGGGATCAGTTTTAGCTTATGCATTTGGGTACCAAGAGCACAATGTGCTTAACCTCTTAACAGGTGGGGTAAAGAACACTGAATACATCACTAACCGTGAGTATGAGTGGGAGTTACACTCTCAAACAGAAAGAGCAATCCCTGTAGTAGAGACATCACCTGATGCTGGCTCAGCACAACCGGGTTATGGTCATACAACTTTCCGTATCATTTTGGAAGAAAAATGGTTTGATTACAATGATAACCTTATTGCAGATGATCGTAATGTTCAAGCACACGTAGTGCAGGAGCCTTACCAATCAGGTAGCGGATGGGTGTATACTTGTCAGTTAACGTCTCCTGATGACAGAATGTTCATTGATCCATCATTAATCTCTTTAGGAGCTAAATGGTCTAAGGATTATACTTCTGTTGGAGAAGACTCTGAAAAAGGTGGTGGTCATGGATATGCTACTCCATACAAATTACGTAACCACTTAAATACATTGCGTAAGACTTACAAAGTAACTGGTGATGCTGCACAGGCAATCATGGTCGTTGAATTGTACTCTCCTGATGGACAAGGTACTAAGTTATGGACTAAGTTAGCAGAATGGACTGCGATGGCTAAATGGTACCGTGAGATTGATCGTTCATTTATCTACTCACAATACAACAAGTCTAAGTCAGGTGAAGTTAAATTGCAAGATGGTAATGGTCGTCCAATCTATCATGGTGCAGGTTTACGTGAGCAAATTGCTCCTGCAAACAAACGTTACTACACTCGATTGACATATGAGATCTTAGATGAGTTCTTGTTAGACTTATCTTACGCTGCGTCTAAGTGGGGTGGAGATCACAAGTTTGTTGCCCTTACTGGTAAAATGGGTATGCGTGAATTTGATCGTGCGATGAAAGAGTATAACAACTCTAACGGAATCACTATCACAGATCACGGTACATTCATTACTGGATCAGGTTCTGAGTTAGCAGTAGAAGGTTACTTCAAAACTGTTAAGTTCATGAATGGTATTGAGTTAACACTTAAAGAGTTCCCTCCTTATGATGAAATGGTACATAACCGTACTCTTCATCCATTGACTCTTAAGCCTATTGAATCATACCGATTCACTATTCTTAACTTTGGACGTAAAGACGGTAAGTCTAATATTGCCAAAGTAGCAATGACGAATCGCGAAGATGCAATGTGGCATGTATGTGGTTCTACTGATCCTTTCGGTGGAGTTGCTAAAGGTGTTAACGTTATGCGTTCTAACGGTAAGGACTCATACGACGTTCACTACTTGACACAATGTGGTATTAAAGTCAGTGATCCTACAAGTTGTGGAGAATTGATTTTGAGAGCTTGTTAGTAGAATAAATATATATACTCCCTGCGCACGTAAAGTGTGCAGGGTTTATTAACTTTGAAACAAACAACAAACATTATGATAGTAAAGTTAAATAGAGTGGAACGAGGGATCACCTTTGGTGCCATTGATCCTAAATCAGGAAAAATAGCAGTTAAATATGAAGAATGTGCTGACAAGTTCGTTCCTAGCATGGACATTAAAACAGGAGCTTTGAGAACAGGTTTAACACCAGAAGATGAAGTTAAGTTTGAAGATAAACTCACATTACCAGAAGGTACATTAAAGAGTACAAGTAAGTACTGGGATAAGTTTGTGATCATGATCCCTACAGAAGGATTAGAGATTAACACAGATAACCCATTAGGAGAGTTAAGATATAAAGTATTAAAGGCAGATCCTTTCATTGCGACATCTAAAGCAGAGGAAGAGCGATTAGCCAAAGCTGAATATGTGATGACAAGTGACGAGGAAGTAGCAACTAACGCGAACGCTAAACGTGACATCATCATTAAGGCATATAGTGAATTAGGTGAGCTATCTCGAATCGGAGTAGAGGATGTGTTGTTCATGTTTAACGTGAATGCATCAGACACATCGCCTGAAACAAATAGAAATAGGTTAGGGGAGTTGGTGGATAAGTCACCTGCTAAGTTTATTGAAAAGGTGAGCGATCCCGAACTTAAGAACAAGGTGTTCATCTTACGTTGTATTAAGAAAGGCATCATTGATAAAGTAGGAAGATCAATTGGTACTGATGTGCCAATGAAGTTTGGTACCATTGATTTAGGCACTGGATTAGAGCAAGTAATCGTGTTCCTAAAAGATAAGGCTAATCAAAATGTTTATACAGCACTTAAGAAAGCATATAAAGCAGCATAGATGTTAATAGAGCAATTCCATAGAGATTATAAGATTGCCTTAGATAAGGTAGATTCTTCAGCGTATTCTGAAATTAAACCTTGGGAGATAGATTACTTCTTGAACGAGGCTCAGGCTAGATTAGTGAAGCAACGATATGGATTGAATAACCTCTATAGAAAAGGTTTTGAACAGTCTCAAAAGAGAACAGATGACCTTAAGAACATAACAGTAACACGATACACTGCTGTGCAACCACTTATGAATCAAGACTTCTTTGGAGATACCATCTTCAGGGCAGATCTTGACTCATTGTTCACAGATGAGTTACTTACGTCACCAGCCACGGAAGAGTACATGTTCTATCTTAGATCAATGGCTCATGTCAATAAAGACACATGTAGTAAATGGGGTAATGTAAACTTGGTGCAACAGAATGATTTAACTACATTAGTAGATGATCCTTTCAATAAGCCACGCCCTGAAAACATAGTAGTATATTTTGAAGAGGGAGATGTGTTTGCTACATGTGGAAGCGGATCTATTGATAAGTTTAAAGTGACATTTATTAAAAGACCTGTTCAAATGAACATTGGTACATACACAGTCGATAAGGCTGAATGTGAACTAAGTGAGCATGTACACAGAGAGATATTACAAATAGCTGTCACAATAACACTTGAAAATATTGAGTCTAATAGGGGTCAATCTCAAGTGGTAATTAATGAAAATAAAATAGAGTAATTGTTTAATTTAAATTGAAATAAAATGTCAAATTACAACAGAGTTGACAGAACATTGATTGGCGGTGGAGCCAACAGTGCAGCTACAACTATTCCGGGAATCCAAAAAGGAGATTTGTTTTTACTGGATGAAAACAATGCTATTGTAGCAACAAATGCAGCGGCTGCTGCTTTACCTAAGTTCTCTAAGGTGAGAATCGCTATGGGTACAGGTGATGGTACATTCGTATTATCTTCTCCTATTAACGGAGCATATACTTCTAAGTATCAAGGTAAATCAACGGTTGCTCCAGTAGAGCAAATCACTGATCTAGGTTACGATGGTACTAACGGTGTCGGTATTGAGTCAAGTGCTTCTACTGAGTACCGCTTGCGCGTTAGAATCTTAGATGATTCACGTGTACATGGACAACGTCCAACATTGATTGACGTGAACGCTGAAACAGGTACCGCTACAACTGCTGCACAATTAGCATCTAAGGTAGCGTGCTTATGGTCACAAAAAGAATACAATGAGAACTTTGCAAGTAGCTATGTGCAGTTAGATCGTATATCTGATGGTGTGAGAAGCGCATTCCCTGCATCGGCTGATGCAACTGTAGTGAAGAACAGTAAGACTGTCACTTTTGGTGCGGCACACGGGCTATCAGCAGGTGATGATGTCAAGTTCCAAGGAATTTTATATAAAGTCGCTGGAGTTACTTCTACCACTGCGATTGTATTAGACACTCCTTACTACGGTGCGTCAGAAGTTATTCTAGTAGCTAATGCTGATTCAGGTGTATACACAGCTGTTACTAAAGTAGGATTCAAACTCACTGCATTACCAATCAACTCTCGTGTATCACGTGCGGCTAACGAGCCATTAGATAAATACGAATGGGTGATGTTTGATGCAGCGTTCACAGACGCAGATGACTTGGCTTCTACACAATATAGTGCTGAAAAATTCAACACTGCTGACGCTAATCCGGGACAAGGTTACTGGAAACAAGTTGCTGATCAAGAAGAGTTTGCTAAAGGTTACTTAGGTGACACAGCTAAACGTAACTTCTATGATATTCGCATTGCGTCTAACGTAGATGAGACTGTTGCATATGACTCAGTAATCATTTCACATGAAGCATTGTTGAATGGCGATATGCAGGATACTATGACTGCACCTCTTAAAACACAAATTTATATCCCAGATGGAGCTGATCAAGGCTTGAATTCTGGTGACAACTTCTTACATGTTCTAAATGGTTTCTTCTCAGGAGCTGTAGGGTTTACTGCCATAGCTTTTTAGTTTTGGTGTTTTTGTTTGTTTTCTAATTAGGGGAGCTTGCTCCCCTTTTTAGTTTTAAATTCTAACTTTTAAATTTTCAACATGTCAATAGAAACAATATTATCTAATTCAGGATTAAATTCTGGATGGGAGTTGATAAACAATCAACGAAGAACATTTGAGTACACAGGCGAAAACATCACAACTATTAACCTTGAGGTATTTGAAAAGGGTTCTTGGAAAAAAGTCTTTAAGCAGGAATTGACCTATGATGGTTCGAGTAACCTTCTAACTATAACCGGAATTAAACTATGAAGTTTAAATATAATCCAGTACTAAAATCTGGTCTGGACAGGACAAATGGAGGAGGGAGCACGTCAGGTGACGTGTTAACATTAAAAGGGAATTGGGATGCAGATACTAATACTCCAGAATTATTAGATGGAAATGGCTCTGAAGGAGATTTGTATATAGTCAGCGTTGCAGGCTCTACCCCGTTAACAACATCCAAAGGAGTATATGATAATTGGCAAATAGGTCAAGAGGTATATAAGACTTCTAGCGGAAGTTGGGATTTGATCCCAGACAGTCGAAATGTCTATGATGGTAGCGGAGACGACACGGTAACTAAAGGAGATATAAGAGCACAAGGTGACGTTTATGCTGATGGAGAATATTTCGCACAGCAAAACTCAACTATTTACGCTAATAATATAAAAGTAGGCGTAACAGGGGATAAATTAGTTATTACTGACGTAGAAACTGAAAAGCAATCTCTTATAGCAAGGAATGAAATAGATTCAGGTGCAAGTACAGGCACTAAGGATATTTTTCGTTACGCTCCTTTTACTAAATCTGACCCGTTAGGACAATTACAACCAGATGACTCATTAACATTTAATAGCACTTCTTTTGTAGAAGATTTAACGGGCGATACTAAGTATTATTATCAAGTAACATTGCCAGCATCTAA